GAAAACTCTTTCTGTACAGGAATGGAACTTGATAAGGCAAGCGGTTTACCATGGAATGAGATTCCTGGTTGTTCGAAGAAAAAGCATTTCTTACAAAACGAGGATGGCTATATTTCGTTTATAGATGATATCAATGGAAAACGCCTGAAGAGTAGAGTGATAAAGAAATTGCTTTGTGCTAATCAAGGAGAGAGACTTGTTTCTCTTAGTAATTCGAAATTAAAAGATGCAGTTATTAAACTTTCAGCTGTCGAGAATGCAAAAACACGAGTATTTCATTGCATTCCAGTAGAAAAAGTGATATGCGATGCGTCATTGTTTGGTAATTTTAAAGAAGCTTATTCGCAAGCTTTTTTGAAGTTAAATCATGCAATTGGAGTAAATCCACATTCATTACAATGGAAATCGATTTATGAACATTTGAATCGTCATCCTAATGTGTTTGATATGGATTTTTCTAACTATGATAAACATCTTCATAGTGAGTTGATGCATGCAGCTTTTTCAATGATTAGACAAGTCATAACAGCTAAAGCTCCTGATGACTGGGACACTGCTCGATCAATTTTTGAATTAGAATCGATTAAGACATACGTTGTTGATTATGATACAGTCTATATGACAGAAAGAGGTAACAAAAGTGGAGAATATCTTACCACCGTTATCAATTGTATCTGTAATGACATATTGTCATACTATACCTGGATAAAAACAACAAGTATTGATGATCTAAGTGAGTTTCGCAACAACGTTTCTAGTGTGAGCTTTGGGGATGATAAGATCGAATCCGTCTCTGACGAATATGCGGAGAAATACAACTATTTCACTGCTAAGGAAGTTATGAGTTCAATAGGACATATCATAACTCCAGGAGCTAAAGATGGGATAGAACGAAAGTTCTGTCCTATTGAACAAGCTCAATTCTTAAAGAGAGGAATCGTGGAATGGGAAAATCTAATAGTAGCACCACTTCTGCAAAGATCAATCGAGTCCCCTTTTGTTTGGACACAGATCAATACAGCTGAACATGAGATTTGGTATAACTTAGCTGAACAAACGATGTTTGAAGCATTGCTTCACGGTAAAGATTACTACGATGACTTTCGTCTTAAGCTTGGGAAGTGTGCTGATGAAGATTTAAGAGCAGCTCTAGCGTCCCTACTGAGCGTTAGTTATGACGTAGCAAAACGTAAGTATCTATCAAGATACTATCAAAATAATACTCATTTATGTACTTCGGAGAGATAATTGTACTAGCTATCACTATGGTCTGTTTATATGGATTGTATGATACAGTGATTGAGTCTGTTAGACGAAATCAAGAATCAATAAGATTTATTATACAAGAAGAAGATGAGCACCCAGATAGGTGAACTGATTTTTGACTCGGGAAAAACTCTTTTTGAAATTTTAGATGAGCTTAATGTACCTGAAATATCAAATAAGTTGACTGCGGTTGATGTGCGTTTAGATGAGGTCAATGATCAACTTAGGCAACTAGGTGCGATTGTTGATTCTAATCAAACTAACAACAATGCATCGTTTATCGCGGTTAACACACAATTGGATTCTTTGAATGCTGAAGTTGTTTCGTTAAATTTGGCAATTGCCCCTTTATCAATCCAACTGACTGATTTAGAGCAAGAATTTGCTTCTCTACAGCAAGAAGTAATCACTTTATCAGGATCAATTGATCCTTTGGAGTCATCACTTGCAAATTTGCAGAGTCAAGTACTTGCCTTAGATGATCGAGTTAGTGATATTTCAATCACTGTCGACTCTTATAGCCCTAGAATTAGGGTTTTAGAGACTAATGTTTCATCATTACAGTTAGAAATAAATTCGCTAACTCAAAGAGTTATTCGAGTGGAATTGAATGCCCCTCGTAGTCAGCAACTTTACCTTGGTAATGAGTATATTTTTACTTATAGAACTGGAGGAGTTCCGGGTGTTACCAATTACTACAGATTTACCTATTCTGGAAGCACAAGTACACCTATACTCGCTAACAAAGGTTATATTGCTAGCGCTTTGAGTTCTGTTACTGGAACTGCGACAAATCGAGAAGTTTTCTTAGCTGCTCCTTTTGATTTATTTTCGGTAAACGGAAGGTATAATTACCCGATGATACAAGGCCCATGCCGATTATCGTTCGTAGTTAATAATACTAGTCCTACAGAAGGATATATTACAACTTTATAAATATGAATTCGACTCAAGAAATTAAGATTTATGATATGCCTCGTTGCTTACGTAGCGGGTTTACCACATTACCTCGAGTAGGTAGAGATCCTTCATTGGATAATGGAAATATAATTTCTGAAGTTGGGGAACCAATTTACGTGAGAACACCAGCATGTCATGATGACTTTTTAGCTTATCCTCTTCGAAAGAAGAGAAATGTTAAGTTGCCGATGCATGTTTTTGGTAAAGCTGATTTTGGTGATGCTTTTTCAGCTTTTCTTCCAAGAACAGTTTCTTTACCAGCGATTGGTACAGCTATTGTTTTGCAACCTAGAGTTACACCAGAACAACAAATTTTGATGAATCTCTATAGGAATGTACAAGCAGATTTTGTATGGATCGTTCATATTCCATCGCCTTTGGGCGTTGGTGTTTTGGTTGAAGTTTTCGCTCCTGAGATTGACTTACAAACAAAAACTCGCTCAGTGCGTTTTCGTCCTGCTGGTTGTAATACCGTGGCATTCCATGTTCCTTGGAGTAATGACCTTTCCGTCGTTCCGAATAATAGAGGTCGTGTAGGGCAGAGCGGGGGAGCGATTACCTTGAGAGTTGTTGAAGATAACACCACAGATCAAGTTAACACCCCGTTATCTGTGACGATCTATCAGGCTACAATAAATGTCCGTTGTAACACTAAAGTTCCAGCGAGCACTGAATGGGCATCTTTTCCTGGATTGGAATTTACTCCAGTACTATTGCCAGCGACTGGAGAGGACCAAGAACCTATTGAATTCCACGGAGGTGATGAGCCTACTGTAGAAGTTCAAGCAGAAGGTGTAGGTGATATATCAGAGCAAATTCAGCTTGATGCGACACCAGCTACTGAATTAGCTCCTGAAGCCGAACAACCATCAGGAAAACCTATAGTAGATTCTGATAGTAGATCAACTCGAAATCAGATCGGTTTACCGTCTACTAGATGGTTTGAAGCTGGGGTTTTCACGGTGGGAGTTGACAATCCTGCGTGGCAGAATCTAACTGTTAACCCTTATAATCTTACTGCAAAAGGTGAGAATATTAGTAAAGCTTATAGACGTAATGTCTGGGTCTCAGGATCTAATGTTGCTGGTTATGTCAGAACGATGAGAGCAAAAATCGTTATCGCTCGTCCCCCATCGGTATCAGGAGTTGTAGAGTTTCAAGATTCTAGAAACGATTCATCTCGCTATATCGTAGAAATCGGGGGTAATAAAGAACTCGATTTAATACCGAGATATTTCTCCGGGGCTTCAGTCCAGGCGAGACCTCGATATTATAACAATCGATTCTTGAGGACTGATGAAGCGGCCGTGGACTGGAGATATAAAGTCACCGGTTATAATCGAACATCAGAAACAGCTGATGTTAGCGTTCGATTGCTATACAAAGTAGGTAGTACTTACTTTGATGTTCCGACAAAACCACGTCCTGAAACAGGAGTTTTAAGTTGGCTAGTCGATCAATTCAATGATTTTGTAGAGCAAAAAGATCTACAGGTCCTTATGAATGAGAGAATCGTTGGTTTTACATTCCATGGAGACGATGAAGGTAGCAATACTTTTGATACA